TTTGCTGCTGCGCAAGCCACTGCTGAGGTAACAGGTAGAGCGAAAGCCCTACAAGAAGCTATTGAACTACAACGAATAGATCCAGTTATTGAAGTTCAACGCGAAGAAATTGCCCAGCGTGCACAAAAAGATGCTACTCAAGCACAACTTGATGCAGAGAAAATAATTTCTACTGAAGCAATTGCCGAAATGAAGATTGCAGCAGATAGAGAAAAAACATTAATTCAAGCACAACAGGAAGCTGATCGTACGTTTGCGGAAACGCTTAAACAGGTACGGGAAGCTGACACTAAAAGTAGAGGAGAGTAAATATGCCAAGTAAAGAGGGATATCCAGGAATCAAAAAGAATACACAGGCTATGCTGGTGGTGGACCAGTAGAAACCGAAGACCAACGTTCAAAAAGAATGGAAAAAGAAGACGCTAACGTAAGAGGCTATTTTCACGGAGGAAAAGTTAAAGGTTACGGTGGTGGCGGAAAGGTTAAGGGGAAAAAGTAATGAGTTTTGAAAAAAGAATGAGCAGAAGAAGAGAAAGAGCAAAGCTGAGAAAACTTAGAAAAGGAAAATCTCCAAAAACTGAAACCCAAAGGGTGAAAGAACTAGAAAAAACAGATGCTGTTTTTCGAGGTACGCTTTCACAACGTGCCTTAATGGTGGCCAGAAAAAACCTGCAAAAAGGTCGAACACTTTCTGATAAAGACACTAAAAGAAATATGAAAATGCTAAGCAAACAAGCAAAAAAGAAAAAATAATGCCACTTAAACAAGGATCATCACAAGAAACTGTTTCTAGTAACATCAGTAAGCTGAAGAGTGAAGGCTACCCTCAAAAACAGGCAGTTGCTATTTCACTTGATAAAGCTGGTGGGAAAACCAAACGTATGAATGATGGTGGACCAGTGAAAGCTGAAATTGCTAGAGCTTGTGGAAAAGTGATGGATGATCGTCGAAAAACAACTAAATTTTATTAAGGAGAAAAAATGTCGTATAGGAAAACAAGTGAGGCTATTGAAGGTAAGGTTAAGTGGGGAAAGTTAGGACCTCATAAAGATACTTCTGGCATGAAAAAGGCTATGAAAAAGCTTGCTAAAAAGAAAGGAAAGAAGTAATTGGATTGGTTAGAAACAACAGAGTTTCTACTCAAGCAACACAGAAAGCGTAAACAAGAACTTTCTGGTATGCTTGCAAGTGGTGGTGCTAAGGATTATCCTCAGTACCAGAGAATAGTCGGCGAAATAACAGGTCTAGAGTTTGCCGAACAAGAAATATTAGACCTGCATAAAAGGATGAGTATAGAAGATGAAGACAGTGAGTAAATTTGGTTTACAAGAAAAACTTCCTGTACCCACAGGATATAGAATTTTAATGTTACCTTTCGTTCCAGGAAAAGTAACAAGAGGCGGAATTCATTTGGCTAAGCAAACAGTAGATAAAGAACGACTGGCAACAGTGGTTGGTTATGTAGTTAAGCTTGGTCCAGATGCATACAAAGATGACCGTAAATTTCCCGAAGGACCATGGTGTCAAGAAGGTGATTGGGTTATTTTTGGCAGGTATGCAGGTGCTCGAATTCAAATTGAAGGAGGGGATTTGCGTTTATTAAACGACGATGAAATTTTAGCAGTAATTGACAACCCTGAGGATATTTTAGCAGGATGATTTACTTTTTTAGAATTTCACGCTATCATCGAGGACTATGAACATGGAACAACCCATGCAAAACGTCGTAGAAGACGAAGAAGTAGAAGTAGAAGTAGAACTTCCTTCTGAGAATGAAGAACCAAAAACTGAAGAAACTCCTGCGGTTGAAGAACCTGTAGAAGTAGAAGAAGTTACTGAAGAACATGAACAGGAGGTTGCAGAATACAGTGATTCTGTTAAAAAACGTATTGATAAGCTTACTTATAAAATGCGTGAAGCCGAAAGGCGTGAACAGGCAGCACTGAAATATGCAGAAAGCGTAAAAAACGAGTTAACTGATACAAAAACAAAACTATCAAAAGTAGACAATAATTTATTTAGCGAATATAACACAAGAGTAGATTCACAATTAGAAAGAGCAAAAGCAAATTTAAAACGAGCACATGAAGAAAATGATACCGATAATTTAATTGCTGCCCAAGAGGAGTTAGCTAAATTATCGGTAGAAGCGGAAAGTTTAACTAGAATTCAAAAAGAAAGAGAAGAAAAGCAAATTGAAAATGAAGCAATACAACTTCAAAGCCAAGAAATGCAAACTCCTCCACCACCTG